TCACCCATAGGGCAGTTATCAGTTTTACAGCTAATCATTTTTACCCTTACCCTGCAGCAGTTCCTGAAGTCATTTGTGTAGCCAAACCATAAACAGTAAACGATGCGGCAGAGTTCACTGCACCATTATTGACCAAAGCAACAGTTACAGTGCCAGAATTTACAGCATTCACAACAGGTGTAATAACAGCTGCGCTAGTGCTAAAAGTGCATATCGGGGCAACACTAAAACGTGATGAAGGAAACGCTATAGCAACAGTAGCTGAACCACCTGCAGAGATAGCACCTGCACTATAGGCTGCAGTAAACGCTGAAGTAGCGTAAGGCAATTTAGTGAAGTTGCTGTTCAAATCTGATGCAGTCAAAACATCACCGATTGACCAAGTTTTTGTTGCAGACATTTATTCTCCTAAACTCTTATTTTACTAGGCTAAAGTATCTGTGTCTAAAATAGACAGAAACGTGGAATCTAGGCGTATCGGCAGGTTATCTAGGCTTGCCAAAGTGAAGGTGACATGATCACGTTCAACATCAGTGTTGCTGTTGATAGCAAGAATTTGATAATACTTATCTACAACACTTCCCTGCGCTGAAGGTTGAAAACAGACTCTAATAACATCTCGTATCTCTAAACCTAAAACTATTGTTTGTTGCCCTGACGTTAGAGCTTCTAAAGCAAGGGTGATAGCACCTGCACGATACTCAGGCAACCTAAACTCACCTAGCAAACCTGCAGCAATACGAGCAGGGGCAGTCAAACTTGTAGTCAAATTATCTGTCTGAGCGTAAGACTTTACCCCATACTTTGTTTGCCCTGCAGTATCAGTAGCAACAGCGGTAGCGTTTACCCCAACAACCTGAACCTGATTATAAAGTTGCTCACCACCATAAACAACAGTCAAATCAGTGAACGGAATACCTGTTCCATTGCCATAACTAGCACCCTGACTATTCTGATCTGCGAAAGTATAAATGTTTGGTGCAGGGATAGCTGACGCTTGACTTATCAACATACCTGAAGCAGACTCATACGCTGTTCCAGCCCACGCAACTTGATACAGGTTAGAAGCATCACTTGTATAAGGGTTGTATGTTCCGTCAAAATAGTTGACCCACGCTGAACCACGTTCAACTTGCAAACCATTACCATAAAAGTCGTAGGCAGAAGTAGTGCCTGCCGAAAAAACTGAAAAGATTACACCTGAAGCTGTGCCTGAAGACACTGTTGCTGTAGCACTCAACTGTGTCCAAGCGGTAGAGTTTGCGGTTACAGTATTTGTGGCATAAGCAACCCCACCACCAACCTTGCTGACAAAGAAATCTAGTTGCAAAGAAAGTGAAGCCGATACACTTTTGAACCAACCTGAAAAGACGTATTGTGTTGCAGTGCCATCAGGGTTATATTTGGCTAAATCAAATTCTTGATAAACCATTTCATTCTGCAAATCAGAAACAACGATTTGTGACTTATTTACTGTCCCACCATAAAGAGGGCTGATAGCAGTTGCAGGTTGATAGCCATAAGTCCAGCCATTACCATCAGCGGTTGCAGTTCCAGGGTATTTGACTAGATTTTGGCGGTCAGTGTTATTCCAAACATAGTTAGTGAAACTACGATCCTTCATAACCATTACAGCTGAACTGTTTGCAAAGAAATCGGCAGGTTCACTTCTAGCAACATTCTGCAAATAACTAAGCACGTTATCGCCAGCATTGTTTTCATCTAAACCTAAAACAGTTTGGCCACCTGTAACGCCAGCATATTCAGAAACATCAAAACCATTAGTCCTCATGACACGTTTCACACGATCAGAAGTGCCTTCAATGACTTGCTGAGTTCCACCTGTAAACACAGCGTTACTGACTCTAAACATTTCATCTAAAGCAGTGACAGTAGCTTGCCCATCAAAACCTGCTTCGTCATAACTGAAATCCCATGTCTGCACAAAACCTGTGAAACGTCTGACACCTGAAGCGGTAACTCTAATCTTGCCACCAGGTTGAACAAGGGTATAACCGCCTGCACCATACCAAAGGCTAGAAAAAGTGTTTAGTGGGTCAAAAGTTCTATCGTTATTAGTGAAAGTAACTGACAGTGTGCCTGCACTATAGTCATCAAGTTGACGAGAAATACCCTTACTGATGCTCACCGATTTGACGTAAGAAGTTACATCAACATAACTACTAGATCCAAACTGTAGTTCAACAACATAAGGAGAAGGTAAAGGCATTAGGGTTTATGGCTTCTTAGATGGAAACAAACTTGCAGGTAAAGAACCATTATTTTTGACGTATTTACCCAGAGCATCAACAGTAGCTTTAGGGTCAGCACCCTGAACATTGATAGTTACATTATTTGTCTGTTGTTGTCCCATACCAGGCTTAAAAACACCTGAACCAACTGCAGGCATGTTGTATGGCATACCTGTTTTAGGGTTTAGAAGTTTCTTTGCAGCTATTTCTTCAGCTGTAGCAACACGAGAATCCCCAGACATGCTTAGAACCGCTGCAACAGTTCCGACAACAGGCAAACCAGTCAACTTACCCATAATCCCTTTACCTGCCCCTGCAACAGGAACAGCACCACCAGTAGGCAAAGCATTTCTACCTTGAATCAAACCCATAGCAATAACAAGATTTTTGATTGTATTAGTCGCAGAAGCAAGAACCATGATGCCTTTTAGGACAAGCAAAGCAGGCAACATTTTGACAAGCTGTGTAGCAATATTGCCAAAACCTTTCATAGCATCACCATTACCAAACAAAGCAAAAAACTCTTTCACCCCACCAATAGTTTGAGCGACAGCATCCTTAACCTGCAGAAACATTTTGCCTGCTTCAGTTTTAGGGTTAGACACATCTTCAAGGAACTTACCAACCTGATCTATAGCACCGCCAGGTTTCATCATCTCATCAATAAACTGTGACAGATAAGGCAGAATCACCATACCTAGTTTCTCTTTGAGGTTATCCATAGCAACATTGAACTTTGCAAAAGGGTCAGCCTGTTGAGCTGCAGCACCCTCAACTTCTTTAGTCAAATCAGCCAAAGCATTTTTAGATTTCTTCAGTTCAGGGAACATACGAATAAGAGATGTCGTATTTCCGTTGTAGGCCTTCGCTAACGCTGTGGCCACAGTATCTAAACTCTTGCCTGAAACTTTGCTGGCATCAAGAGCAAGTTTTAGAAGTTGCTGTGACTTAGCTGTTGAACCTGTAGCACGAGCAAGACGAGCCTGAGCAGGGCGCAAATCGTCATCAACAATACCCACCTGAGTAGATAAGGTGTCTATGAATTTATTGTTAGCAGCAATCTGACTATTAGTAGCGTTAGCATTCTTCTTCAACTGATTGTTTAGAAGTTGCATACTCTTCTGATCGGCTGAAGCAGCCTTAGCAGCGTCAAGAAGAGTGTCAGCAACCTGTTTTAGCCCTAAACCGATACCAATACCAGCAAGAGTCTTTTTCAGCCCCCCAAAGCCATGCTGTGCCTTCTTGATACCAGAATCATCAAACTTAGAGAGAATACTTGCAATCAGTGACATAACTAAATCTTCCTAGAAACTTTGGCGGAGTAACGCTCCCAAACCAATTTTATCTGACGTTCAACATCAGGCAGAGTTTTATCTGCTTCCTTATAAAAGAAGTTATACAACCCTGAAGATCTAACCTTGCTGATAAGTTTCTGACCTTGACCATTATTTCTGTGCCTACGAGTTGTGCCATTCCAAGAATATTCTTTAGTAACACCATATCTAGGAGAACCTGACCCCTTACCTGCAGTGCCAGATAAAGCAACCATAGGATTACGAACCCACACCTTAAACAAGCTATTTGTTGTCCTATAACCCCTTGCCCTACCTGTGCTAAAACTTGATGTCACATTATCTGGGGCTACTCTTGACCCGCCCTTCTTCCAAGTCCCATAATCCCAACTCAACCTGCCCTGACCTTCAGAATGACCTGCACTACCAAAAGGGCTAGTAGTAGGAATAATGTCTTTAATGCTTTTTTCCATAGGGCGAGAAATCTTTTTCATCTCTGCAACCATTTGCTTCTTTAGTCCAGGTTCAAGCTGATTCAACGCCTTGACTACGGCTTTAGCATCTAAAACAATATCGGCATCAAGTGCCTGAGCTTGTTTCCTACGGACAAAACTACCCATTAGTGTTCCTTTGATGTTGAAGAGCATAGAGCATGGTGTTTAGCATGCGATCAGATTCTTGCATTAGAACTGATG